AGATACTAGCTTTCATCCTGTAATAGATACTTCATTGGTCGGTATTACAGCGTGTAAAATAGTACCAATAAAGTCGGTATTAAGTAACGATACAGCCACTAGGGTAAGTATTGGTATAGTTAGCGATAACCTCTCGGATTTAGCAAATCTAACTGTGTCTTTTATTAAGTCCGATTTATCCCCGATTAAAACGTTTACCTACACTCTACAGGGGCAGAATTACATTGATTGGAATAATAATGAGTATTTATTCAAGTTAGTAGCTACTTATCTACAATCATCTATTGGCATTCACTTAACCTTTAAATAAACAATCAGTTGACTATGATACACCATATTAAGAACACCATAGAGGGAGTAATTTATCTGTTAAGCGGAACTACTATGATAGCCATAAGTTTAACGGATATAGATGTTTATGTGCGTGTAGCGGCAGGGATATTCGGCAGTCTTGCTAGTGTGTGTGCAGCGATATACTACATTGATGCAACAAGAAGGGGCAAGAAGAAATAATGATAACCGCCTTAAAGATATTGTATGTAATGTGCAGTATGTGGATAGGCTATAAGATTTTCGATAACAATTTAAAAAAGAAACAATGAAAAGTAATTGGAAGACAACAGTAGTAGGTATCCTTACGGGTGGTAGTATTAGCATTAACGCTATTATCACACAAGGTTTAACGCAAGGATGGAAACAAGCGGCTTTAGGTTTGGCAATAGCTTTATTGGGGGCTTTGGCTCACGATGCTAACAACCCTACACCTACTGCACCGTAAAGATAATAGTAGTGGGTATGCCTCTCAAGTTGCCAAAGAATAGCATTCGGAGGACTTAGATGCACACTTTACCCACTCATGTCATTGTGGCTATACTGCCATAATTAAAGATAGTCACCGCAGACTATTAGTGTGTGTACACATTCAGTAACAGCCCTCTCACATCCATAAGACCGTGAGGGGGTACTTTTAAAAACAATTAAAAAAAGAAAAAATGGCAGGAGATGTAAAATTTGAAGGAACACAAGAAGAATGGGAAGCATTAGTTAAGAAAAATGCTTTTTTAGAACGCTTAATCAATGAAGAAAAAGAATTAGGCGAAAAAATTGTAGGGTTAAGCAAGGGATTAAATAGCGATGGTTTCGCTCAAAAAGTTGGAGATTACCAATTTGAGTTATTGAATTTACAGCATAGTTCTATGATTACATATAGGCGTATTTTAACTATGAGGATTAAAGACTTAACTTCAAAGTAACTTTTAAGACACTTACAAATGAAAAACTTTAAATTAGCCGTATTAGTAGCAGTCGTTTTATCGTTACTGTATTCTTGCATGACAGACAGTAAGGCATTACAAACAGTCCTCACTAAGAAGCCATTGTTCGATACAACAGGTCAGATATATATGCAATTACATCCTTGCGACCCTGTATCAATTGTACACCACAGCGATACAAGTTTTCTACATGATACCTCAACCGTCTACAAAGTGGATACGGTTGGCAATTATATTCACGATACAACTACTATCACCCACACTAATACTATTCACATTCACGACCGTGATACAATAGTAGATAATCAACAGATACAGATTTTAGAAAGTGAAATAGCTTACGATAACGTGAAACTAGGCGAATTAACGGGACAGATAACGGCTACTCAAGAGCAAATAGTTACAGAACATCATAGGGGCAACGATTGGGCTTTAAGGTTTTGGTTGCTACTGTTAGGGGTCGTTATTGCTATTGTTTTGATGATTATTAAGCCTAAAATATGACACTAAAACAACGCTACGAATCAATCGCAACAGCATACTTAAATAAATTCATTAAGAAGCAGGATTTAGATTTTGATGAATGGGTATCAGATGATATTGGGGGGATAGCTTCTTTCTGTTGTCAGTACTTCTTCAACTTAGATGATATTAGGTACGACATAGATAATGAGTGTGAAGTAGGGCTAATACTAAGATGGCAAGAAGATGGAGTAGACCACCACATGAAAGGAAATTTTGATACAATTAACTATCATTCATATCACAAGGGATTTAGGTATGAGGATTTAAAATAAAGTTATGACACAAGTAAACAAACAAACAATAGACTTAATAAAACACTTTGAGGGGTTTTCAGCAACCGCTTATCACGATAGTATTGACGCCCCCTCGATAGACACAATTGGATATGGTTCAACAACTTATCCCAATGGGACTAAAGTAAAAGTAGGCGACAAGCCAATAACAGAGGCACAAGCGATTGAATACTTAACCTTCGAGGTTAATCAAAAAGCCGCTGCCGTTAATCGATTAGTTACTTCACAATTAACAGATAATCAGTTTGGGGCTTTGGTATCATTTGCATACAATTTAGGTGAAGGTAATTTAGCAAGCAGCACTCTATTAAAGAAAGTAAATGCCAACCCTAAAGACCCTAGTATTCAGCTTGAATTTGATAAATGGATATACTCTAACCACTTACCTGTTAAGGGGCTAGAAACACGCCGTAGGGCTGAATGGAAACTATATAATACATTATGATAATAGCCTACGCCTTACTATTCTTATTCACCCTCATAGTAGCAATATTATGGGCTAACCTTATTGATAATGCCCACACCACCGATAACATTTGAACCGTTACGCTTAATTAATACTTTACCAAAAAAGAAAATATGCCTAACACCACCGAAGAAGTTAAAACAAAAGGGCAACAGATAAAGGAGTACTTTTTGTCGCATCAGGATGAAGGCTACGACAGTATTGCAAAACGATTTAAAACTACTAAGAATTACATTGTTAAGCAAGTAATGGAACTTCGCAAAGATGGTAAACTACCTAAGCTAGAAGAAGGGCATAGGCAAAAGAAACCGATTGAAGAAAAGCATACTGCGCTTGTTGTAGAATGTGAAAGAGACGGATTACCACCTGAAAAAGTATCGCATTATTGGTGGAAAACTAAAGAAGCCTCAATATTCGTTAAATGCGAACAAACACAAGAAAGCGACATACTAAAGTCAATCGAAGATATAGTTACCGAAAGACTTACCACTAGAATAAAAATACCTTTAACCCCTACCGAAACTTGCCAAAAAGCACTTAAAGTAACTATCTCAGATGCACACGTTGGACTAGACCCAAACCCGAACGGCTACGGAATTTACAACTACAAATACAATGCGGATATATTCTTTCAGAACTTAGATAGTGTCTACAATTCCGTAATAGCAAAGCATAATCAGTTTGGCAAATTTGATACTTTATTTATTGATGATTTAGGGGACGGGCTAGACGGGTGGAACGGATTAACCACTAGAGGCGGTCACGACTTGCCACAGAATATGAGTAATGTAGATGCGTTCAAAACTTTCGTAACGGGTAAACTTAACTTAATCGAAAGGATCATTGCTGCCGATATTGCCGATAATATAGAGTGCCGTAATGTTTCCAACGATAACCATAGTGGGGACTTTGCAAGGATAGCCAACGAAACTATCAAAATGATATTAGATAGAATATATGGCAATGGTCAAATAGGTTTTAAGATACTCAATAAGTTTGTAGAGCATTTTTTCTACGGTGACCATTGTTTTATCCTCACACACGGAAAGGACGAAAAGCAAAGAGTAAAGAATCTATCGCTAGACCTAACTCCAGCGATAGTAGAATTTTTTAGAAGTTATATAGACTATCATGGTATTAACTCGAAATTTATTCACGTTGATAAAGGGGACTTACACCAATTAGGATATAAACGTTGCAACAAGTTTGATTACCGCAATTATATGTCATTTGCGCCGCCTTCATTTCATAGCAGCCATAACTACAATGGCAGTTATAGTGGGTACTCAATACAAGTGATAGATAAGCATAGCGCAACCGTAAGCCACGAAGATTATTTTTTTGATTTAACTAAATTGTAGTATATTTATAGCAATATAAAATATGTGTATGGGTGAAAAAATGGGTGTAATTTATAAATATACTAATCCATCGGGAAGTTCATATATAGGCAAAAGCATAAATATGTACCAAAGGAGATGCCATTATAAGAAGGCTACTTGTAAGTCACAGGTACATTTTTATAATTCATTATTAAAATATGGTTTTGAAAATCATAAAGAAGAAATATTAGAAGAATGTACTGAAAATATATTAGCCGAAAGGGAAAAGTATTGGATAAGTTTCTATAATACTTTTCATAATGGAATGAATTTAACTACGGGAGGCGAAGGTTATAGTCTATCGCAAGAAGCGAAAGATAAAATATCAAATTCAAAAAAAGGGAAACTTAATCCTATGTATGGAATTAAGGGAGAGTTTAATCATAGAACAGGACAAAAAGCAACAAATGAAACATTGCAAAAATTAACAATATCTCACATTGGCAAAATGAAAGGTAAGGACAATTCTTTTTTTGGTGGGTATGTTTTTGCTTATAAAAATGGGGTATTAATAGGTATGTATGAAGGAGTACATGATGCTGCTAATAAATTAAAATTACACCATCCAAATATATCTAAAGTTATCTTAGGTAAAAGACCTCATACTGGAGGTTTTTATTTTGAAAGAAAGAATAATTAAATACTGTTTACCCATTTATTTTAACATTATGACCCCAATAGAAAAACGACTACAAGAATGCAATATAGTCCCAACAGAGCCGTTAATTAACTTGCTTAAGAATATGATGGCAATTGGCTATTCAACGTCTGTAATGGGCATCTCTACAACCACACTAGAGGACTTGCAGCGTGATTGGTTTACTGAGGAAAAGAAGAAAAAGAGCGAATGAAATAGGTATCAGTATTGATAGGGTGCGCTTTCAATATACTACACAATCCGTAGTTAATCGCAAATGATGACTTTTGCCAATTCCCACTATAAAGTTGAAAAAAAGCCTATATTGCCGCCAAAATACAACTTTAAAGTGAGAACTAAAGTGTACACTATACTTGACATATTATCAGTTAACGGCGTAAGTGAGAATATGGGGAATTACCTATATTTATGGGGAATTAAATTAACATTATGAAACAAACATTATTATTTTTAAGTTGGTTAGTAATTGTAACTAACTCGTGGGGGCAAACAATAGACACATTAGTATTTAAACATACCAACTATACAAGCGTATGGAGTAACTTACATAAATACCCCTATAAAGTATCGTGGATTGAAACTAAGGCAAAGGTAGCGTGTGAACATCCACTAATAAGAAAGAATGACTTTGCCCCCGACCCACAAAATATAAAGGCTACTGATTTACAAAAATATTATAATGGTAGCGGTTTCGACCGTGGACATAATTGTGAAGCCTCTGCAAATGAATGCCAAACACAAGCCATACAAGATGAATGTTTCTATTTCAGCAATATGATGCCTCAACCTCATTGCAGTAATGCTGGAGATTGGAAGTCGCTTGAAACTTACACTAAGCAATTAGCCACTAAATATGATAGCGTTTATGTTTGGAGTGGCGGCGTAGGATGTTTAAAAAAGTTTGGAAAGGATAGCGTAAATGTTCCTGCTAAGACTTGGAAAGTATTTTATGTGGCAAAGACTAAAACGTGGGGCGCATATATTTTTGATAATATACAAGGTAAGCAAGTAGGCATTAAGCCACACGAAGTAACCATTAGTGATATTGAGAAGTTGACGGGGCGGAGGTTTTAAGCCGTTCAATATCTATTTGAAGTTTTGCCAATTCTTTAATTAGTTCTTTTACTTTCACCCAATAATAACCGCTTTCTCTTTTCATAAGTTTACTCTATTATCGTTCCTAATACCACAACACCTACTATCAACATCCACCAATTATTTAACCGACCTGCAAAGTAGATAAGTGTGCAGCCGATGGTAAATTTAATTAGTTGTTTCATTGTAATGGTTTTCGGCTTGTTCTAAAAATCTTTTATCTAACATTCTCATCATGTGACTTTCACAATTACCACTATACCCAGTTGCCGAAAGATAGGCGTTAATTATCTGTTTCTTTTCCAACTCCTTAGCATCAATAGCCCATTGCTTGCAGTTAATATAAGCATCTTGTAAACCCCTTGCCGATAGGCTTAAATTGTCATCATCGGGAAAACTATCTAATTGTTTCTGTATTTTATCTATCAGTGTGTCTACTGCTGTTTTCATTTTACATTTGTTTTAAACCAACTTAAATAACCTTCATCCATCATTAATTGTTTGATAGATTCTAGCGTTTCATCGTCATTTTCCCGACCGTGTAGCCAACGTTCCATAAAGGATTCTATTTGTGAAAGTGTTTCTTCTAGTGTCATAATTTTTCTAATTTAAAATGATAATAATCGTACCTAACTTTATAGTATAATTTAAACCAATGCCTACCCTTCACGACACTTTTTAGACGTGATACAAATTTTACTTCTTTAGTTACATACCAATACATTCTGCCCCTTTTCATAATTTTACTTCTATTTCTTTTTATTGTTAACTGAATAGCCTAAGTCGGGGCGTTTACCTTTGTTTGTTTAGTTAAATCAATAATTTTCTTTTCACTTTCTTGCAAGTCCTTATCACAAGGCTTAGTAAATAATCTACCACAATTTACACACCAAGTAATACCAAATTTATTATTACGAGGCTTATGTTTATCTTGTTTACATTCCATTGTTCTTGTTTTAAAACGTTATCAAATGCTGCCATAGGGTGCATACCTCTACGAAGATTATTATAGAAAGCTAATAATTTATTCTTGCTAAACAACTCCCACCACATAAGTAATAATAATTTTTTAAAGGGTAAATACTCATATACTTTACACTTCTCTAATAATTCACTGTCAGTCATTCTTTTTATTTTAATTGTTGAATAAATATTATTGCACGATATAAAGCCCAAAGTGTTTCTTCTTTTTCATTGCCACATAAAGCTAATTCTATTTGATACCAATAATTATTCATACCGTCTACCTCTTCAGTACTCACCTTCTCCCAAACTTCGTGCAGTCTGTTCCAATTTTTATCAAGTTTTGCCTCAATAAAATGCCAACATATTAATCCATCGTGGCTATAATACCCTTCTTTACTTACCCATCCCATATACTTCGCCACTACTTCGCTCATTTCAGCGATTGTAGGGGTTAATTCTTTATTTTTAATTGATTAATTTTTTAGCGTTTAAAATTATTGTTTCCACTCTTGCCCAATGTTTATCGTGCTGCTTACTATCCCTTAATTTATCTACCGCCTCAACTAAAGGGTAGTAGTAAGTGTTGAGGACGTGGTTTGCGCCATCTACAAAATCATCAAATGCGTGTTCTTGATAATCGGTGTCGAACTTTTGAGAGTGTACCGTAGCGGCTTGTTTAACTTGCTCGTTCATTTGTTAATTGTTTTATTTCCTTCCTTAAATATGATTTGTGCTTGTCATCTCTCGGGGTCTGCATCATTCGCTGATAGCGTTCTAGTTGCAATTCCCGTAGCTGTTCGTTTGTTGGTAGCCTGTCACGTTGAGCGATAAAGGCGTAGATTGATTGAGGGGTCATTGTAATAAGTTTTAAGGCGGTTGTTAGCCGCCTGTTGGTTAAAATTGTTCTTGAAATAATATTTGATAACCTTTTGCAGCGTTTAAGAAAACATCTGTTTT